TTAGTAGACATATCCAATTTAATATTATAGGAATCATATGTAATTGGATTTGCAACTGTTACATCATTAAGATCATGAACTTTATTAATCCTTGCTAGATTAACTCCACCAAGTTCATACTTATAAACAGGAGTTCCAACAGGATAAGTAAGAGCAGGACCACTACCAACAACTGATTGTGCCCTTACAATATTTCCTCCTATAAGATTACCAGATACTGAAGTATATTCAATAATTTCATTACCTATTCTAAGGAATCCAGTATTAGTAGTTCCAACACCAACTCCTTCAAAAGTTCCAAAGTTTGCTGCATCATCTACTGATATAGTTCCAGTTTCTCCTAACTGATAAGCAACAGCAAGTTTTGTAGGTTTAATATCAGACATTGCTTCCGATATAGAAACCTGATTATCTGTCCAATACATTCCATGGTTCTGATGATTGACTTTAATATGCAATCCATCCTTACCAGTAACTTCAGTGATAGAAGATACTTGAACATCTCCACCATGACTACTATTCAAAACTTTAACTGTATTAGATGTATCAATATACATCATTGTCTTAGCAGAACCTGCAGTAACAAAATCACCTTGAACACTATTCAATATAAGTTCACTAGTTCCCCCAACAGAAACAACAGATAATCTTCCATCCCTTCCCTGAGTAGTAATGCCAAGGGTTGAGAATCCTACAACATCTCCAATTTGATATCCAGAACCACCACCACTGATGGTTGCACCAGAAGCAACAATATTTCCACTATTAATAGTAATATCTGCAGTTGCTCCTCTACCATTACCAGTAAGAGTAACTAAATTAACTCCACTATAAGTAATCTGACCATCTGATGGTGAATATCCAAGACCAGCATTAGTAATTGCTAAACTTGTAACACTTCCTGCTACACCTGCTAATTTACCAGTTGCCTGAGTTCCCATCTGATAAACCACATTACCAGGTTTCAATCCACCATCTGCTACAGTAGTACCTAATCCAACCCTAATCTCTTTAGAATTTAATACTAAAGAATTAGGCAATAATTGTGGAATTTGGTCATTTCCTTTGGTAAGATCTGGATTGTACATCTCTACAGAACCAGATTCTACAAAATCTGCCCTATAAAGAGTAAACTTAAGATCTTCCCACTGACTTGCTTCCCATGTAGAAGCATTTTGTGACTTAAATAATGATCCCAAATAAGGTTGGTTAGAGATAAAGGTCTGCGTAAGAAGATCTTGCTCGCCAATTCTGGAAATATAAACACTATATTTGGTTGAGTTCGATGCTAAAGCGATTGCATACTCTTTTCCAGGTTCACAATAAACTGGTGAACTAAATTCAATGGTAGTAGCAACAGATCCATCACTCGATGTATCAATATCCTCAGGTGCTAATACTTGCTCAGAGAAAGGAAGAATATGTTGAGTTGGGAATCCATTCTCCATTGTTCTTATTTGGAACACACATGGAATATCCATGTCATCCTTAGAACGGAAGAATACATCACACTTAGTTAAGTAAACACCAGTTTCATCTTCAACTAAGAATGACTGAGCAAGAGGGTCATACCATCCAATCTGAACTCTTTGGGATTGTCTATTAAGTACTCTGGAAGAAATAACTTCACCATCAAGAATCTCTGAAACATTTCTTTCTTGGAATTCTTGTTTCTGTTCAATTCTTGCATTTCTAACTGCAACAATATTCTCTTGTACTGTTTCAAGAGTTCCTGCTGCTATATACGGTTCCTCTGCAATAGTAGTGCAATTATCTTGATCATTGTCTTGGTCATTTACAAGTGTAAAGATCTTAGTACCAACCTCAAATCTTGGGTAATCAATATTATTAGGATTAGGAATATAAAAACTTCCAATCAAATCTGCTGCCAAATCTGAAATAAGTTTCACATCTGTAATTTTTGCTTCAGCACCAAAATCACCCTTAAGAATCATACCAGTTTCAGCCCAACCATAGAAGTCTCCTTGTGCTTCTAATTGCATTGAATAAGTATCAATATTTAAAACATCTGAAGTTGATGCATAAGAAGATGATAAGGTTGTTCCATCATATGGATTCTCTGGATAAACTTTTGTTGGAGCATTATATGGTCCAAATTTATGATTTGACTGTGCGACTCTAAATCTTAGAGTAGGTTCCATAGTTTCATGCCAAGTATCAACCGGATTAAGGCCAAGAGGCATAACATATCCTTTAACTGTTTCTCCAACTCGGAATGAACCAGCAATCATACTAATTTGAAGAAGTTTTGGCACACAGAACTTCGTAACATCCTCACCATCAAAGAATGCATACATTCTTGTAAGAGGCTTCATTCTTTGAGCAACAAATTGCACATTTCTGGATCTGCAATATGGAATAAGTTCTCTACTTACCGTCCTATCACCAACAGAAGTTCTATCCCAGGACTCAGTAATAACTGTTCTTAATCCAGTTCTTGATTCCACTCCAGTTCTTCTACCGGACCTTACAGTCTCTTCAACAGTCTGAGTAGTTCTAGTTCCCCAAGCAGGTCTTCTACCACCACCTGGTCTTCCTGCCCAACCTACCCATTCACCACCACTAGTAGTAGTTCTAGTTCTTGTTACATCTACAAGATCAGTACCAGTCCAATTAGTTTCCCAAGAATTCCAAACTGTAGGTCCAAATCCAGTTTGAGGATCTATGTTCATAGTACGAGCAGCCTCTTCCATTGTGCGCTCATAATCACCTTCTATTTCAATAACTTTAGCTTCTAAACGTACAGTATCTACCCATGTATCCGATGTTGGTGTTAATTCAAGAGTTCCTTGCCAGAAACTAATTAAGAAAGGAGTTACACTTTCAGATCTTGTGCCAAATGATTGCTTAATATATTCAACTTCAGAATAATCTAAAGTTATAATATCATTTTGCTTCCTTACATTAATCCCTTCAACTGCAGTAAAAGCTAAATCATCTGCTGGATCTGTATTTGTTACAGGACCAAACATTAAATCAACTGAAGTTGTATAATGTCTAGGTCTTAACTGCTTATATTTTCTATCAAGACTATTTTTAACTCCACCTACTATCTGATCTTCCTGAGCTAAGAATCCAGTAAAGTTATCAACAAAGAAACCTGCTTTATATCTGTTCAAACCATCTGCATCTGCAATAAACATATTTGCAGTAGATGTTTCTAATGTAGATAATGCAGTATAATATTCAAGATTCTTAATTCTATCATCAAGTTTACGGATATCTTTCATTTGATATCTCTTATGCTCAAGATACTTAACCCTTGCTTGAGAAGGATTATAAAGATATGGTGGTAAAACAATAGTAGCAACTTCTAAGGCATCATCAACAGGGCTTGGAGGATTTGGATTTTCAGAAGGAGCTCCATACATTACTTGGAGTTTTCCATCTTTTGTTATAAAAATTCTATCAATTCTTCCAAGATAATTGGAATATGAAACTACAATAGACTCATCAGATGCTAAAACATTTCCTGCAGATTGTCCTGCTCCATTAAAGGATCTTCCATAAAATTCTAATGGAGATCTAGAACTTTCAGAAACAGTATAAGAAGATACTCTAGGTCTGATATCTAATATATCAGCAGTAAAGGTATTATTAACATCTTTAATTTCAGTAGAATAGTTAAAATTATCGTATGAATTTACTGTAGTAAGATCTCCAGTATCTGTAGATGCATAATAAGCATTCATAAAGTAAATTTTAATTTGCTTAGTTGGTGCATCAGCTTCTGCCTTTCTCTTTATTGTTCCATAATCATAGAAAGTAGACTCTTGTCCAATATTATAAGTATAATCTGAAGATATGTTAAAACTAGGAGCATCTAAGGTAGTAACACTTCCTTGTACATTCGACTCCTGGAAAACAACTATTTCACCTTCTTTAAAGGTAATATCATTCTTATAGATATAAACAATTTGAGAAGCAGAATTAGAAACTTTTTCTGCTACAATTGCAACAGCATTTGTTACCTGTCCAACTATCAATTCACCAATTATTAACTCTGCAGTAGTTGTTGATGCACTAGTTAAAGAACTAAGAGTCATTTTAGGTGCTGATGGAGCACCTGTATCTACAGATTCATAAATTCCATGAATCTCAACAATATCAGGAACATTCAAAGATATTATTTCATCCTGAACTCTTGTTCCATAAGGGTATCCACCTGAACCCCAATCCAATCCATCATTAAAAGTTGTGGTTCCAATACCCGAACCTTCTGTAGAAGATTTGGAAACAATTACTGAATTAACTCTATTCTTTAATTTTTCTTTTGCTTTTGGCTTTAATTTCTTAACTGTAGTTACAAGAGTAGCACCAGTATCATTAGCACCTAAATTATAAATCTGTAAAGAAGTTCCGTCTGTAAAAATACAATCACTAGAAGATATTGCTTCAGTTTGACCATCTGATCTAATCAAAGTATATCTTTCTTCGTCAAATGCTAAGAAAGTTTCACTTGATCCACAAGAAACAGCAGATGCTAACTTATTATTAGTAATATTAACAGTGTACGTTTTTCTAATTGAAATAGATGCGTCTGTTAAATCAACATTTGAAATATTGGTTTTTGGAAGTTTAGTATATAAACTATTATCATCTGAAGATTGAAGTGATGTTTGCAATATCTTCAGATCTTCTACTTGGGTACTACCTGTACTAGTAGATAATCCACCATTAACAAATCCTGTTACTGTGGTAACTCCTACTACCTCAACAGTATTAGAATTAACTGCTGTAACTCTTGCATATGTTGGATATTGTCCCATTGCAGGATCATCCCAACAAAGAAGATCATTAACTGTCGCGATTCCGACAAAGTTAGGATCGAAGGCAGTAATCGTTGCTATACCCCCCTGTAATGCTGCTCCAACCGTTGCTAATCCCACATGATACTCTATGGACTGCATTACGTCCGCAGCGAATGTAGAGGCAGTTCCAACTGTTTTATCGTTAGTTCCAAATATAGATTTTACATTCTTTAGATTCTCTGCAGTAATTGCTATTGCAATTCTTGATTCTGTTCCACTTGAAAATGAAAGAGCTTCATTTTTAAGAAAAGTTCCATCTGCTTCATAAACAGTTAAACCTAATCCTGAGCTAACACTATCCTTAAGCCATGCACTTGCACCACTGTTTAGACCCTTAATATAAACTGGAGTGGAAAGAGTGATTGGTTGATTTACAGTAATGTTAGTTACTGTTTGTATATCATAAAGAGAGATATCCCATTCATTTAAAGGAGGATTTACTGAATCATATGATCCAGACTCCAATGCCATATCATAAACCCTAGCAACCCCAATTTCATTTCCTGCTACTGTCCTACTGTTTACACCAACTCTTTGATCTCTAAGACTTACCGTATAAGTATTACCAATCCCTATAGTTGGAGATCCATAAACATTATTTAATTTTAAAGTTGGACCAGTATTGTATATAATTTGTTGATTATCACTAGTATTAACCGTTCTTGTTTTTGGTGAATTTAAAAATGTTGGATTTATTGTTTCAACTTCATATCCACTTACATATGCTTTACCAGGAGAAACTTTATATAATGCCAAATCCTCTGATGGACTTTCCCCAGATGGAGTAAACTGACCTTCTTGATATATTCCTCTATTTCCTTGATTATCGTTTAAAGAATTTAAAACAGTGATGTCAAAGGGTTTTGTATAATAATTTCCAGATTCATCATAAGTTCTTCTTGCAAGAACAGCACCCCAATCTTTATGGAACTGAGCACCACTTAAGGTGCCATTTTTACCAACTACCTTTATAACTCCTTCATTAATTGATGCTAATTCTATAAAATTATCATCATCAAAGTTATCTAATGGTTTTTTAAAGAGTGAAGTTGTAATTTGTAATCTATCTGCACCTGGAGCACCATAATTATTATATCCCTGAGAATTATCATTTAAATTTTCATCCATATCAGCGGTAACTATCCGCTCTTCAATATTTAAACCAACTCTATAACTTGGAACAGCAGTATATTGATCAAGAATAAGAGTCTCTGTCTCTACAGTAACAAAATTTCCACGAATAAAATATACACCTTCTGAAATATTAAAAGCACTTCCTGTTGCCGCAGCATTATTAGAAACAGTTATGGCAAACGGACTGCCTGCAGCAATAGTAGTATTTCCCAGTAATCCTGATGATATAGTTTGATTACAAGTTAAATTTTCTCCATCAGAAAATGTCTGAGTCTGATTATTAGAAGTATTTGATGAGAGGTAATTAATATAAAGAGTAAGATTATTTCTCTCAGAATCTTCAGCAAGTAAAACTTTATCAACAACAGCAGTTACACCAGAATCCTCTCCAGAAATTTTTGTACCAATTAATTGATCTGCATAAGCAGATACAGGAATTCCTTGAAAATTATTCTGTAATTGAACACAATAATATAATTGAGTATATCCCGTATTTCCAGGAATTACTTTAGCACCTTCTTTAAAAAAATGCTGACCAAACTTTTCAATCTGATTTTGCAGTATAGATTGAAGATTGGTTAATTCCCTTGCTTGTACAGGATAGCCTGGCTTAAACAGTACTTTATGAAAATCATCTGCAGCATCAAAGTCGTCAAAGTACGGGGCTACATTTAGGTTCGTTTGCTGTGGCATAATACTTTAGAACTGCAAAATAACTTTGATATCTTCTTTTTGATTAGTAGACCTGGTTATAGAAGGTCTATTATCAACATAAACTATGTTTCCTGAATATTTTTTGACTTCAGGATTAGCAATACCATTGGTAAATTCTTGACCAAGGTAATAGGTACGACTATTTATTACAGTAGAGAGACCTGTGAAGGACGTATCAATTGCTAGATTAGAACCACTGGTTGGAACAATAGTTAAATTTCCACCAGTCCCAGGTGAACTAGTAAATTCTTGCAGTTCATACCCATATGAAGGGTTGGTTTGTGCTGTTCCAACTGTGTTGAATCCAGCCATTGTCCGGTCTTGCCAGAATTTTAGTACTCCTGTATTAGTATCATAACTAACCACTCTACCTACTGCTGTAGTTGCAGTTGATACAGTTTGAGTAATAAATGTATCTGCATCAAATGCCGCTGTACTATAACCAGTTCCAGTGAGTCTTAAAGCACCTAATGCAGTTGCTTTATCTGCAGATAAAAGTGCTCCACTAGTTGCTTTTGGATTTTCAACAACACCAACTCGTGCAACTTGATTTCCTGTTATAAAATCAGGATTCTCAATATCATTTTCAATTCGAGAATATAAAAGAACATTATATGCACCTAATTCTCTATAAATATCTGCTCCATGTCCTCCAGGAGGAGATTGAATAACATTAAAAGTTGGTCGTGTAGTTCCTGTTGGAACACCACCTGCTTCTAAATCAATATTTCCATAAGTATAATTTTGTCCTTGTGTGGAAACAGTTACTGTATCTACCTTTTGATCATTATTAATAACAATCGTACATTCTCCACCAGTTCCATCACCCTTAATAGGAACTTGTGTATAAGTACTATTTGCTGTACCTAATCCAACACCCCTATCAGTAATAGTTACAATTTTAATAGATCCATCTACTGCATTGTCTCTTACCGCAGCAGTATCAGTACTAGTATCCCAATCAAGAGGAACAGGGATAAAATCAGTAGATTCAAATTTTACAATATCACTGGGTTTAATAGTATAAAGATATTTCCAAATATAACCATCACCACTAGTACCAGCAACTTTTGGTTCTAAATCAGTAAAGGTTGGTTCATCTAATGAAGGTCTACCATTTGGGTTATCTGGATCCATACCATTATTAAGACAGATATAAACCCTATAATCACTATTTAAAACATAATATGATGCAGAATATAAATTAGTTGCACCAGAAACCTTTGCAGTATTTGTACGACTATAATCACTTCGATACATATCGTAAGTTGTTCCAGATGCCCACACTCTTCTAGTAATAACTTGTCTAACATCTGAAGAAGTAATTTTCTTCAATGCAATCATAGTATCCCAATAATCATCTTCTTCACTAAAATTAT